GACTCTGGCTCTCGCCACACTGCACGAGCACACAGCAAACATTATTTTAACAATTCAGGGAGGTTGAAATGCGGCGATTAATTGGTTTGGTTCTGCTTGCGATTTGCTTTACAGCTGGAGCGGCGCAAGCGCAAAATGTGAGTAATGCGGCCGCTGTTGGGACGCCTGGCGCGGCGATTCCACCTCAGGGTCTCCTAGTCGGTGGTTCCGACGGAACGAATTTCCGGCCTTTAGCGGTTAACACCAGTGGTGCTTTAACGATTAGCAGCGCGACGCTTGCTACTGCCGACCCTTGTCAGAACGGTGCATATGCGAAATCATCGGTTCCGCTTGCGCTGACTGCTAGTTCACAACTGGTAGCTGCCTCTGGCTCAACGAGCATTTACGTTTGAGGTTTTGCGGCTACAGTGGCGGGTACTTCGCCAACATTGCAATTTGCGTATGGGACCGGCACAACGTGCGCTACGGGTACTGTCAATCTGACTGGCGCGTTCGCACCTACGGCCGGAACTGAGCTTGCGACACATGGAGCGGTTACTCAGTTTTCAGCTCCGTCAGGGAACAATCTCTGCGCGATTGTAGGTGGTACAAGCCCCTCGATTCAAGGGTACTTAACGTATGTCCAGCGGTAGAATCCCGCGCACCTGTACGCAGTGCAGCAAAGAATTCTACTCGGCTATTCAACGGCGCGAAGAGCATACATTCTGCTCGGACAATTGTCGCAGCCGGTGGCATACCTGGCGCGACCGACAACATTTGTGGTTGCTGATTCAGCTTACCCGGCAACTATGGCCGTATCGTCCCACCGGTTTTGTGTTTCAGCCTGCACCATTTGAGGAAGGGAAATTTCATGCCGAAAGATCAGCCTCGCGTGACTGGCTCTTCGAAATCAACAATTCAGATAGATGTAGAGAACTTCGATGAAATTGCTGAGTGGTATCAACGTCACTACGAGCATCGACCGCTAGATGAAGGACGTCGCTATGCTATCTGCAAGGTCTGCTCCGAAAAACTTGAAGTTATTGAGAAAAAGTCATGACCAAGCGATTTGAAGACTTAGGAATTCCAACTGTAGACGAAAAGCCGACTCGCTGCTTGAGATTGAACTTACTGCCCGACAAGCGGGCTATTTACTTGCGGCTCGATATGGTAGTAGGAATAGTAGATGATGTGCGCGCTACTTACGTTTATGTTGCGGCTCACGATATTCCTTTTATGGTTGCTGAACCACCTCAGACAGTTTTGCAAGCACTTGGCTGGGAAGTGCATTGATATCCCGCCTAAGGAAATTATATGGCTCAATTTGTTGATGGCCCTCCCATAGGACCTGGAACGACACCGGTAACTCCTCCTTCTGGTCCCACCGAAGTCTTTATAGATTCAAGCGCAATTCGCGCAGCGTATTATCAGCAATTTGGCGCAGCAGCTGTTGCAGCAAGCGAACCTGTGCAAACAGGAGAACCCGCAGTTCAAGAAGTACGGACAATTTCTGTGCCTGACGAAGCGATTCCTGCCGAGGTTTTGGCAGCTATGCGAGCGGGGACTGCTCCAAGTGTTGCAGCGGCTACGCATATGGCTAACGTTGCCAAATCGTTTCAAGGACCACCTCGCGTTCAGCAGATGCCTCATGGAACAGCCCCCCACTACAGTACGCCAGTTGCTCCTGCAATCGCCTCAATGACTTTGCCGTTGGGTTCCGGTGTGTCTGTAGAACTCCGTTTTATTGGAGGCGAACCGACACCGACTCACTGGCGTCGTCTGCTTCGTCATTTAGAAATCGAAGCAGAGTCCGAAAACGCCTGATTGACTTTCACTGTATCTTGCTTTAAAACGTTGTTATCAACGCTAAGCAAGGTACAGCGATGGACCTTCCAACTTGCAAAGAATATCTGGCTGGCCGATGCGAGCGCAGCGAAGTAGTTCTGATGGCTGAGCATGGGACGCCACAGGCTGCGTGGTATTGGACTTTCAAATGCAAGCGGTGTCACACTATTCAAGACATTGTTTGGAATCCAGAATTTGTTGCCCGCGCAGCAAGAGGACAAGTACCTAAAGAGCTCGGAGAGATATTACAAAATGGAGAAAAACGCTGGCGAGGTTATGAAATCCCCCACGGGTACACAGTCGGTGGAAGTCTCCCCGACCCACGCGAAATCCTCAGAAAAGCCGGAATTTCTGAATGATGAGGGAATTCTTGAGGCACTTGCGCTTTGGGAAGCAGGCCTGAAGGCCAAAACTCCACATGCTGCTGATGCTGAATTTGGCCGGATTCACGAACGATTGCTCGAAATCGGTCGAGCTATTGGTAAACGAGTAGCCGCCTCTAATTCGCAGCGCTGCGCTGCTTGCCGTCGCGTATTTACCGATGGCGTGCGACCAAGATGTACTGTTCCACACTATGACGAGACTATTGGTGGTTACGTCAATTGGTATGCTTGCAGTGCTACTTGCACAGCCAAGCTAAAAGATCGTCAGCGTGAAGAGGAGGCTAGGCGACATGGATTGCCGCCAGATTTGCTCAAGCCTGTGCGCACGTGATCGATTTTTCGAAAATACCGTCTCTAGCAAAAACTTGCTACAAAGTTAACGACCGCATAGACCCGCATAAGGTCGTTCCGTTTCTCATCAATTCTGCACAGCGCGATTTTTTGAAGCTGTGCGCCCAGATTCAAGAACAGAAAGCATTAACTTGGATCATCGCTATTAAGCCGCGGCGTGTCGGTTTAAGTCGTATTGTTTCCGCCATCGGTGTCACGATGGCGTTTTCATACAATGGGCTTGCAGGCCGTGTTATGGCTCATCTCGGCGACACGCTCGAAGAGATTATGGCCGCAATGCGCATGATGGCGCGCGGATTGCCTGGCCACAAAAACTTGTCCAAAGATTTTAGAATCGAGATTGGCAAATCGGTTATTTCAGGTTCGAAAGCTCTTGCGGTTGGTACATCACGTGGTACGGCAGCTCAGTTTCTCCACTTGACCGAAGCTGCTCACTACCCGCTCAAATCTCCTATGACCGCGATTTTGCCTGTTGTGCCTCGTTCGCGCGACACGTTCATTGCAATCGAATCTACTGCAAATCCAGATCGACGTGGCCGGGCGTTCCGCGAATACTGGGAGAACGCTCGCTGGATTGACGAGGATAAAAAAGATCGACTTTTCGTTCGTTACTTTTGTCCATGGACTAAGGACCCATATGCATGGGCAGATAAAAGACTTGCAAGAGATGCGCCAATCGATGATGAAGAGCGGTTATTAATGGCAGCCGGTGTCGAGCGCGAACGTATCGCGTGGCGGCGTTCCGAGATTGCTAGCCGCTATCAAGGGCGTCCTGAACTGTTCGAAATGGAGAATCCGTCTACTCCAGACGCTGCATTCCTAGTTTCAGACGTTCCTGCGTTTTCAAACGATGAAAAGGCTTGGGCGCTCCAAACGGTTGTCGAGCCGCTTATGCGCGGCACGTTCCGTCCGACGACAAATCATCCTGAAAGTTTAGTGAGATTGTATCGCGACCCGAACGGGCCGTGGCGTATTTACGAGGAGCGCAAGCGCAACTGCGAGTATTACATTGGAGTGGATGCGGCACGCGGACGCGATGTTTCGAGTCCTGAAACGAAAGAGGAATCAGCAACTGACTATGCTGCAATCGTAGTGGTAAATGGTTCTACTTCTGCAGTGGCAGCAGTACTTGAAGAACGCTGGCTTCCCAACGAAATTGCGCACCAGACGGCATTAGCAGGTCGTTATTACTGCACGCGAGAAATTTCTGATTATCACTATGCTTTGGTTAATGTCGAAGTTACTGGTGGTTATGGTGGCGAAGTTCAGATTCGTTTGAAGAAAGACGAGCACTATCCTATACATCGGTTTTTACGATGGAAGGGTCGCGATGACCGTATCCATGATCGGCCGGGTCAGAACATTGGCTGGATATCGACAGTTTTCACCAACGAACTTAAATTAACTGTTTTTCGCATGGCACTGAGCAGCCGTCAATTCTTGGTGCGAGACCGCAGATTGGCCGAGCAAATTCAGATCGCATCCGAGACAAGTCTTGGTGATGCGGAAGTTGAGCGTGGTCACGATGATGTTCTTGACGCGACGATGTTTGCGTGGATTGCACGTGACATGCAGCGACCGCGTTACATTGCAACAGAAGACACAGTTGAGTCCGCAATCGCGCCGCGCATGATCAGTGTTCACGAACCAGGTGCATGGGGTGGTCAGAAGGTTTGGGAGTTTGTGGAGAAGCGGCTCAAAACTCGCACAAAGGTCGATCATTTGCGAGAAATGCTTGACTACATTAACAATCCAGAGGTAGGCGGTCATGCCTGGCAATGAGAGTGGCTCTATAGTTTCAAGTTCACTTGCTGCGCGTGTTGCGACAGCTCGTGCAACGCATGCTGCTTCACCACATCAGCCTGCGCCTCCTCCTGATAAGATGGCTTCACCTTGGTCTTCTATTGAATCTATACATAATGAATACGCCGAAAGAATGGCAGAAGTAGCCCGCGCAGAAGGAGCTCGAGTTGCAGCAATACCTCCTAAACAGAAAGCACCCAGTAAAGAGTCAGAGTCCACTAAACAGGAAGTGACCAGTGAAGAATTGGAGCCGATTCCTAACAATGCATGGAAAATGCTGGATCAGTTGCTGACTAAATGGTCGCGGCAAATTTTACATACAGGTCGCGAGCGAGCGAATTTTGATTTGGCCCGGTCATTGATGAGTTGTGGTGCGTTGTTGTTGCGAGCGCGATTGCCAGTTGAAGCCGTCGCTAGTATCGTGCGACTGTCGAACGAGTTAGCGGAAGCTGGTGGTCAAGTTGACGAGGATGATAAGCGCATCGAGATGCTCCGCCGGCGGTTGCGAAGCGAAGTATTCGATACTACAACTGGCGAAGATAAATGTGAGAGGGAAGACGAAGAAGAAGATGACAGAGAAGAATGAGAAAGAGATAGTAAGATTTCCCTCAGCTTTTTGTACACTAGTCGATGCACTGTTTGGGGATCAGGATGGACCTCCTTCGGATAAACAACTTGAGATTGCTATGCCTGCTATGATGGAAGCCTTCTGGCAAGACCTGAGTTTCCATCCGACTTACGATTTTCTTATGGAAATGAGAGCAGAGCGCGAGCAAGGAGACAAGATGGATAACGGACATACTGACGATTATTCAAATCGGCTCAAAACCGGAATATCTGCTTACATGGAATGGAGCGATGTTGTTACGCGTATAGCAGACGCGCTTGAGCATCTGTCTGTTGCACAGGCGCAACTCGCGTTTGGGATGCAGGGTCTTGTAGTTGACGGGGCGACTATTAAAGCGAAGCATCGCGTTGACTGTCCAACTTGCGCATTGCTGCGCAGTGCGAAACCAAGTTCTCTGGTGAGATTGCCTGGTGGCACAGCTTAGTCTTGTTAGACAAGATGTTTCCGCTTTCTCGAAGGCTGAAGAACGAGATGCGGAATTCATCGATCAGCTGATCCAGATTGCCGAGGATCGGCGTACGGAAATACTTGGGCCCAACTATTTTGAGTGGGCGAAAGAGTTCTATCTGTTTCGACCTTCATTCTGGCAGCCGCAACTTGAATATCAGATTAAATTGCGAATGCCAGATTTGCAGTTCATGTTCATCAATGAGGCCTCCGAGTTAACTGAGCAGGAGCCGCGTTTCTTTATTTCGCGTCAAGGCGAGCGTCGCAAGGAATATGAGGAAGCGTTCAAAGCGAACTGGCGAGCAAACAATTGTCAGCTTGAACTCTTCATGGCGACTCTTTGGTCATTGATTTGTCATACTGGATTTGTCGAAGTAGTCGCATCTCCTACCCCGCCGCGTTCAATTAAAATCCGTGCTCGCAATCCTCAGAATGTTTATCCTGATCCATTTACGAATGATTGGCGCGATTGGGAATACGTGATTGTGCGGGTGCCAATGTCGCCTGACGAAATTGCGCGACAGTTTCCTGAAGCGGCAGAACGGCTGCCTATGCTTTTGCTAGAGCACCAGCGCGAGCTTTATATTGAAACGCGAATGGGGGGCGTTCTGGGTTCCGGTCCGATGGCAATTGAAATGCCACCGGGCGCGATGCAAAGCGTGCCGATTGGACGCCCGCCTGGCGCGAGCGATTATCTCTCAGTTGATTATGTTTTTATAAAAGATGAAACACGCGAAGCTGTGTCGCGTGAAGTTGCGGGTTCGAAAGATGCGGGCGGGATTTTGCCCCCGCCTGACACGATGCCTAAATATCCGACCGGCCGTCTTATTGTACGAACCGGCAAGTTGAAGCTTTGGGATGGACCGAATCAATATCGACGTTTTCCGATAATTCCGATTTTTTCTACGCCACCTCTTTACGGTGCGTGGGGTACTCCGCCTGTTCAATACTTGATTCAGCTTCAGCATCTTGCCGAGTCTATGTATTCGCAAGTTGCGGAAAATGCGATCCGTATGAATTATGGATATCGGCTGTATCAAGATGGCGCAGTTCTGAATCCGGAAAACATGAGCAAAATTGGCGGAGACTTGCGGGTGAAAACGGCCGATGACGTGCGACGCGCGTTTGCTTATATCCCTGCGCCTGGATTCTCGCCGCAACAAATCGGAATGCCGCTCGAGCTGCTTGGTCATATGCGCCAGCTATTTGGAATAACGGAAGCTCGTCAAGGACAGCTTGGCGCAGGTAATGTTAGCCCCGGCCTCATGGACACTGCTGTTACGCAAGCTCAAGCGATGACTCGTATGCGAGCTCGTTTGCTCGCTGATGCAGTAGAACATTTAGGCCGTCTTACTTTTGAGACGATGGTTGACTTCCTAGATACGACGCATCTGAGTTACGCTCTTGATGGCACGTTCCACACTGCGCCGTGGGAAGGCATCCCGCTTCACGAATTGACCGACTGGGATGTTAAGCTTGATGCAGCCTCAATGCGGCCGATGAATCAGAGCACGCTTAAACAGCTTGTTCCTGTTCTGGCGAATCTCGGTCTGATTACGCCCGAATATGCGCTTCAAGCGCTTGGTGTTCCTGATGCCGAAGAAATGGCGAAAAAGGTCGAACAACGGCAAGCGATAATGGCCGCAATGGGCGCACAAAAGAAGGGACGCAAGTGAGCGAGGCAAAACTCGAATACGATTCGTGGATTGCGGCTCTTTTGCGCGATGCCCGCGCTGTGCGCATTACTGGTCAACTAGTTTTGCACTTGAAAGATGGCAATGTAATTGATGCGGATTGGATTGTGCGAAATGTCCGCCGCAAGGCACTTGACGTGTCAATTAAAACGCTGTATTGAAATAATAGATAGATAACACGAAAACCGCCGAAAGGTAGGTTCGTGTTAGACAAAAAGTTTTAGCTGGCCCGGAGACTGCCGGAAGGTAAGCCCGAGTCCACGTAAAAGTGGATTCGGGCTTTTTTTTTCATGAACGATTGGGATGCACTAGCGAAAGTTTTTGGCGGTACTGATCCAGACCGTGTGATTCCGTTGGTATGCGGAGAGCGCGGTTGTCGTGCAAATGCCCCATGCGACCTGCATGAGCGGGTCGTTTTGCACTTCCGGATCAATGGCCGCGAATACCCCCGCAGCTATTTGAGCAAACTTGCTTGGCAGCAGCTCACATCTCTCTTTCATGAGCGCCGCCAACTAATGCCAGTTTTGGCATCGCTAGCGATGCTGAGCAACTGAAAAGGAGGTGAGGCGCAATGGCGCGACGTGGACGACGTGGACATCGCAAACATCGCCGGGGGCTGTAATTTCGGCGATTTTGGCATGGTGAAGCGGCTTAAAAACCGCTTCACCGCATTCATTAACAAGGAAAAGTTTTATGGCAACAAGAGTTCGAAAAAATCGTGTGGGAGGGGGAGCTCGATCTGAAGTAAACCGTTGGAATACTGGAGCTCCAAGTCTTGGTGAAGATTTTCATCCGGGTTTCGTGACCCCTTACAACGAACGCGGCCCGTACTGGGAAATTGAGCGTATCGCGACTATTGGCCCATGCAGCATGCCAGCAACGATGGGCGCCCAAATGGGCGCTGATGAATACGTAATGTGGACTCCGGAGCGGGGTGGTCGCCGACGTGGACGGCGCCGCTATTAAGTTATGCCAACGAGCTTAGCAGGCAATCCGCTCGCTTTTTTGCGTGGTGCAGGTGGTAATGTGGCGCCTCCGGGCGGAATGTCTGGCGCGCTAACTGGCCCAGCTCCGAGTCTAACCGGAATTGGCGCGCTTGGTACGCAAGAAGGAAGCAACGGTGGGTTGAGCGGGCTTGCTGGAGCTGCCGCGATTCTGCCTCAAGTTCTCGCTCAGCAACAATTGGAGTACAAACGCAAATTCTTGCTGAATATTGCGACGATTATACGCGAATTCATGCGCTCTCGTGGAATTGGTCCGCGAACAGTTTCAACGCTTGGGCATGTAGTTACAGGTCTCAATTCAGCAGCGAATTCACTTATGAAGGAACGGCCCGAAGAGGCCGAACCGGTTAATTCGATTATGGCTCAAAGCCTGATGGCTCGTCAGGCAATGGCTCAGACCCCGCCGCTTCAATCCGGACCTATGAGCACACTTCCAGTAATGAGGTAGTAAATCATGGATGAAAAATTTGCAAAGCTTCCTGACGATTTCGAAATTCCGGTTGGCGAGGAAGAGAAAATTCGGCTTGCTGACCTAAAAAATGCACTTCAGGCTCAGGAAGCTGCGCTTGCTGAGCGCGAGCGCAAATTGACGGAGTATGGAGCAGAACTGGAACGACTTCGCAAAATCGCAGAAGGTAATGCTTCAATCTTCCAGGAGGCGGCTAAACTTGCTGCTCAACCGCTGCCTGAGGAAAACCGTCCAGCACAAAATGCGCAACCTGTCGACTCACTAGAGGCAGACCCTTTCTATCAGAATCTCGAGAACAGGCTTATACAGAAACTTCAAGATAATCTTCTTAAGCCATTTCTCGAGAAAGAAGTAAAACCCACACTTGCTAACTTCCAGCAGTCGGCTCAACAACTTCGCGCTGCATACGCTGAGCAGGCTTTACGTCGACAGTATGAAGAGTTAGCTCGTGAGGAACCGTGGCCGAAGGATATGAATTTCGAGCAAGCTATTCAGGAATCAGTCAAACGAGGGTACGTAGTGGCAACTCAACAGGGCGCTGTTCCCAATTTAAAAGCATTGCATGTAGAAATAACTGCACCTCAACGGCAGGCACGCATTGAAGAGCAATTGCGTAAGCAAGCAGAAGAGGAAGCACTCAAGAAATTGCGGGAAACTTACCGCTTAGTTCCGATTCCGAATCGAACTGTGGTTGCGAAACCAGGTGTTAAGCGGGTTGTTGGTTCCCCAGAGTTAGTAATTGATAACGCGCTCAAGCAGGCTGAGCAGGATGTTGAGCTACAACGAATGCTCAACCGCATGAGTGGCGGACAGTAATCTTAGGCCATACATGGCACAGGAAAAAGTGAGGTAATACAATGGCTGGATTTGTCGGGTCTGGTTTGTACGCACCGCCCATCGTAGCCCAGGCCACCATGGACAGCATAACCCAGCGCTGGCTAATGCCCGTGATTGGTGACGCGATATTTATTCCGTCTACAGCGTTAGGCGAGATGACATCGCAGGGGCGCAAGGTAGATGCAGCAGATTTGCCGTTTGCGGTGGCGTCTCGGACATTGCCTGGTGGGGGCGCATTCTTTGGAACTCAGGAAATTTCGCTTGAGATTCCTGATCCGGTTCAGCCCGCCGTGCAGGTCTGGAAGTATTATCGCCAACCTCTCGCGATTTCGCTGACGGACTTGTGGACTAACCAAGCGTCGAGTCCGACGGGCGTTCTGAACCTAGTCCGCGCATACATGATCATGCTCGCGGGCACATTCCTTCAACTACTGTCAAACGCGCTATGGGGCGATACAACGCAACCAGCTGGTTTGGCAGTAGACGATATCAATGCCTGGTTGAATAACCAGACAAATACTATCGCGGGCATTAATAGGACCTCTGCCGGGAATGCGTTCTGGAAGCCGAATCCAACTTTCTCGCTTGCTTCCTTCACGATGGCCAACTTTATCTCGGCTTACTGGTCCTATGCGGGCAACATGGGATTCGACTATCCGCAAGTGATGATGATGTCGCCAACCGGATATGCGAATTTCATGAACCTCTTTGTCCAGCAAATTCGGTACTTCAACGAATTCCCGGACGAAGACGGAGTTCAAGCGGTATTCAGACAGGGTGTGAAGTTCTTTACTACCAAGGTCATACCAGACCCGTACCTAGGAGCACTTCAACCACAAACTGCATTCATAATCAATTACAGGTATATCTATCCAGTATTCTTCCAGAGGGTCTACTTCCTCTTCACGCCTTGGATACAGCCCTCGAATCAGCTTCTCTTATCTACCTTCCTGTTGCTCGGTTGGAATATCCAGTGTGTAAGCCCACAAAAAGCAGGTCTCGCGATCACGGGTTCGGGACTTTAGAGGAATTATATTAGCGAAGCTAATGGGTTGAACATGCTCGGTTGCTATGTTAAACTCATTGCATGGAAACAATCAAGCGTTGTTCAAGATGCGGGGTGGAGAAGTCCGCGGATGAGTTCACGAAAGGGCGCAATCGGTGTCTTGAGTGCAATCGGGCCTATTACCGTGAGTACTTGCGGACTCATCCTGAACAGAAAGAACGACAGCGCGAGAATGTGCGTCGGTGGGAACGGAGCGAGAAGGGTCGTCAGTACAGGGCAAAATATTTTGCTCGATATTACGCGGCAAATTACCAACGTCTTCGCGCTCATACTCGCGCGTGGCGCGCTCAGATTGATGCGAAGCTCCGTGAAAT